TTAATATAGGAACTTAAGTCCTCTCCAAATGTAGGTACAATATGTTCAAGATAAGATGATGAGATGTACTCTTTGAACTTATCATCTTTATATTTAGATATCTCTATTCCTTTGTTTATTATAATATTTAATATAGATATCCAATTCACTATTTTCCATTGATTTATAGTGCCTGAATGTAGTCTAAACTCTAAGCTACCATGATAGTATCTAGAGTGAATGTTTAAAGCACAATATCTAGCATCATTGTATTTTTCTGTAGAAGGAACAGAGTCCATCATTACATTATAGTACAAGTCTATTAATGAATCCTCTGTCTCTACATTTCTCAATGAGTTATTATCTAATTCAAAATCTTTGCACCAATTAGAATCCTGTCTAGAATTAGGCATCATATCTTTAAGCATTCCTTGAAAGAATTTATATACTATGCCTACATGAGCGACTTCTCTTGGAGTCATATCTAGAGAGTTAAAGTGTACATGTAGTCCACAACTTCTATTAACTATTGCGTTGTATTTATCTTTCCAATCCATTAAATGTACTATACTATCTAATAGTTTTACAGAATTTGCAGGGTATGATACCATCTCTACTCCAGAGAACCCTTCAAAATCTGATGTATTTATTGAGCCATCACTACATGTAGTCCAATAATCTGGCGTATCTATACCATCTTCATCTGGGATTAGGCACTCTACTTCTATACCAACCATTCTATTAACAGGGAAGTCACTACTGTAGTCTTTCTCTTCTGTTAATCTAGAAGAAATAGGTAGTTTTAAGTTTTCTAATCTACTTATTAATATCTGTTCTCCTCCATAACAGTTTTGACAATAATACCCATCATTGCCATATGAAGCATCGTCTCTATGCTCAGTTTCTCCACAAGATTCACAATAGACATATGATTCATTGAAACAATCATAGCAATAGTAGGCATCCCATGCACTATGAGATTCTTCAACTAATACATTTTCTCCACAAGCATCACAACTACAATAAACTTCATAATAGCAATCCTCACACCAAAGCCCATCTACATCTACTTCCATAGATATAACACTATCATGATTGTATTTCTCTTGGCACTCTACACAAGTAAAAGTATTTTTCTTATCTTGACTCATACTAGACTCCTATGTTTGTAGTGATAACTCCCACTATAAATGCGTTTATTACCTTTAACCAATTAAGTTTCTTAAGTGTATCGTATATCTTAGACTCTACATCTTTTGATTCTATATCTATATCAATATTCTCATTACTTAATGTCTCCATTTGTTCTATTAAGAACTCTAAGTATTCCTTGTAGGAGCTATTAACTAGAAAAGGATTCTTTCTAGCTTTTTCATATAGCTTCTCAATTACATACTTCTTTGATTTAAGTTTTACAGGGTCTGGAAAACCTACTAGTATAACTTTCTTATTTTTTATCACAAGTATTAACTCCTTCTATATATTCACAATCAAGGCACACATTTCTATTATATCCATCTAACCATACTTCAGCCTGTGGTACATACTCATAACAATAGTCGCACTTTAAAGTTCTACCCGTATTACTATTTAGAAACTTAGTAGCTGGAGAAGGGTAATACTTAGTAGCTCCCCAATTATAGTACGAGGTATATAAGTAGTCATCTTGGCTAATAGTCTCAAACCCTACAGATTCATGATTAGTTCTACCATCAAAGCTATCAGTATCATATGTAAATATATAATCCTCTGGTACATTACTTATTGGTAGTCTCAAACCTGCTCTAATCATAGCCTCTTCCATAATGCTTCTAGTAGAAGCCCAGAATAGAACTCTAGCCTTCTTCCAATACGATACTACCATAGGTCTGCCACTCTCTCTAGCTAGGTGTACTTTCTTATTACTATCTTTTACCCAAGTAATAGCAAAGTCTCCATTTATATCTTCGAAGGCTTTACTCATCTCATTTCTATTAAGTGATTGAAATAGAACTTGGGAGTCTACATCTGGAGATGGCTTACCCATAGAACTAGCTACATAATTGTAGTTATGTATTATACCATTATGTACACCTGTAACATCACCTATATTAAAAGGGTGAGCGTTCTCTAGTTTTACATCTCCTGTTGTTGCTAGTCTAACATGCCCCATAGCGATAGTAGTTTTTCTATCTACTTTATCAAGTATGATAGACCAATCTTTACTATCCACTAACTCAGATGAATCCATAAGAGTCTTATATGTATATCTAGCTTTGGGATTTATTATAGAAAATCCCGTACTATCAGTACCTCTTATAGAAGATTCGTCTGTAAGCTCAGTTAGTAATCTCTTAAGGATTTCTAGCTGATTGTCATTCTGCTTTTCGCTAGTCTTAGCGAAACCGAATATTCCACACATTGTTCTCTCCTTTATTTTCTGTTATTAACAATATTTATCTATTCGTTTTTCTATATACTCAACACCATTTGTACCTGTTACATCTCTAAGTATATCAATAGATTGAGTCTTATTAGAAATTATCTTATTGTAAAGACTATTGTCTCTACTTAATTTTTTAGATTTAGACATTATTCTATTAAGGAATAGTATCCAATCTTTTATAGGCTTAGAGTTTACGCTACCTTCATGATATCTAAATTCTATTGAACCATGATAGAGCCTAGCGTGTATATTAGTACCTATATATCTAGCCGTATTGTACTTACTATCATCTATATAACTATTCTCCATACCATAGTAGCTATTTAATAGAGTAGGTAAATTGTCTATATTGGCTATGTCTTTAGTACTCATAGTTATAGGCTTAGCATACTGAGTACTTCTTCTACCTTCTGGTATGCTTTCATATATTAAGTCTTGTATTCTAGACATTATTAATAGAACTGATTTTATCTCTTTAAATCCAAAGTCTATAGCGTTCATATGTATATGTACTCCACAACTCTCATCTACCTCATTCCATTCATTAACATTAGTATACTCTAATGACATTAGAGCGTTATCTACCTGTTCTCCTATTATTGGTCTAGTAGTTCTAAATTCTACACCATTTTCATTTAGAGAACCATCTTCTATAGCTTCAAAGTGTTTAGGTATTTCAGCATTATCTACATAGTCATCTACACTACAGTATTCTGTTATAACCTCGCTTTCTATACCAACAAATCTATTAAACTCACTCTTACCTGCGAACTTATCTGGTAAACTTCTAAATCTATATGGAGTACCTAGTATGCCTGTAAGTCTCATATTTGTACAACTATAACATAGACTAGAATGATTTACTCTTGTAAGTTTACTATCTCTATCTCTCAGCCATCTATCTCTATATCTTCTCTTTTCACTTGAAGTAGATAACCCTCTAATTTTCTCTAGGTCTATATATTTTACTTCCTTACATCTATCACAAGACCTAAAGAATGAATTAATACATGGTTCACAACTTTTATAGATATCATTAGATAGGTATAAATCTGCTATAGAACCCATAGTTCTAGCTTCTACTAAATCCATTACAGGAAAGCTATCTAGACATATATCACATGGTATTTGTGTACTACTATAACACCAATCGCAATAGTGTTCTACTACATCTTCAAACTGCTTACGCCTATAAATTCCACCTATATTATTACAAGAGTAACAACTTTCATAGATTACAGGATTATGCTCTTCGAATGTAATACACTTTTTAATAGCTCTTCTAATAAATTTATTTAGATAGAATCTATTATTATCTTTTATTCTACAATCAAACTTATCTACAAATGTTCCATCTAGTAACTTCTTATATAGTGGTAGAATATGACGAATTGATTTTGTTATTCCATGAAACCCTTTATAGTGGTCGGGCTCAGTTATAACTGAATGTTTTTCTACTGATGCACTTTTGTAATAGTTTATTAAGAATCCTCCATATGCTACACTATGTGCATATTCTACTGTATGCAACTCTCTACTACAATATATTAGGTCGGTTGGTCTACATACTAAGTATTTAGAATATGACCTATCTAGCTCATTAATTAATCTTACTAGAACTACTAATCTATTGTCTTTATTAGCTGAATTGTCTTTTAATACATCTACTATTCTAACCATTCTACTATTTACATCTCTAAACAACTCACTATCTATAGCCTTACTTTGTCTATTACTATGTAATGTTCTAATATTAATTCCTCTAAAGGATTTATAATTAGTGAACCTTGCATATCTAGTATTAATTAATAGAGCTTCATTTGAATAGAACATCTCTTATCTCCTTTATTGCTTGTACTATATAATCTTTATATAGATAAACAATACCACTAGAGAAAATGGTCAATAGACTAACATGACCTTCTCCACAAGAGCCAAGTAGATGATGAATTATCTCTTTCATACTGTCTCCTAATTAACTGTTATTACTTAACTTATCTCTTATTGACATACTTCTATCAATACTTTAACTACTACTATTCTCCTTATAGATATGTTTTTAATACTACGATTATTATATAGAAGTATGCTACTAGAAATAGGTGGTGTTCGAATCCCTCTACTACTTCTAGAGCATACTCTACTATATCTATTACTATGTTCTCTAGCTTAGACATCTACTAGCTTACTCTCTACTTTATCTGCATAGATTTTAGCATCTTCTAGATTTCTAGCTCTAAACTTAGTACCATCTACTAACTTATAGGTACTATAATTAGAGAACTGTTTTTTTCTCTTACCTTTAGGCATCTACTACCTCCTTATCTATTAGAGCCTAGAGAGAGACTCGAACTCTCTATATATACCATACTAGGCTATTTAGAATCTCCAACCTCTGATTTCTATTATGAAATACTAAGAGGGGAAACTCTGTAGAAACCATAGTCTCTACTTATTATATTTACTATTCGTGATATGTTCTATTACCCTTTCATCTATATTACCTCTCTTTAATGGGTTGCTACTATCTCTAGTAATTTCTTCTATATACCTCTACTACTACTAGAGGCGTATCTCTTTCTATCAAATACCCTCATGTCTACTTTCTTGGTCTTAGAATTGTACTTGTTATCTACTACCATTCTTCTACGAGTATTTGCCATTCTTTTAATAGACCTCTCTCTAATTTCTGTATCCTCTATCTTTTTTAAGATAGTGTTTAGTCCTAGTCCATAGGTCAATTTAGTAGAAATTCCGTTCTCTCTAATAATCATGACTTTATTATTCTTTATAAATGTTCTGTATAATATCTGTATACAAGACCAGACCTCTCTATAAGTTCTAACCTCTATTATATCATTTATATTAGAGTTTTTTATTTCTATTTTATACTTATTATCTAACTTATCTATAAATATAAAAACTTTTTCTAAATCCTCTCTATGTTCTAGGGGTGTAAATTTCTCCCTAGTTAAAATCATATTTTATTGTTTCTCCTTAGTTAGTTATTAAATATAATGTAAAATTTTTATTAGACAATTTATTTTCTAGAGGGGCATTTTCTATTAATACCCCTCTATTGACCCTCATACTGATTTAATCTAATTAACCAAAGTAACCAGCAACCTATGATTAATTAACACTATCCTATTTATCTTTTCTCTATGATTTACTTCTTAGCCCAGTTTAGACTAAGTTTCCCGTAACTATATCCGAATTCCTTACCAAGACTAATTAAAGTCTCTTTATAGTTATTAGTAAGTATTTCATAGCTATATAACATATTCTCTAGTTCAGCCTTAAACTCTTTGATATCACTTCTAGGATTACTCATAGAGTTTATATGCTCTAGATAGTCTTTAGCTCTATTACTAGACTGACCAGATTTTGGAATTTCAAAACCTTGCTTAATTAATGATTCTCTATGTTGAGTTTGGTGAGCCTCAAAAGATAAACCAGATTTTTTTCCGTTTTCTTTCCATGCGATTAGATGAAGTTTTAAAAACGCTTTCCATGTTAGTTTCATAATATACCTCTTTTTTTGGGTTGTTTGTCTAATTGTCAAAAATCACCATATAATAAATATACGGTATATGAATATAATAAGGTATAAATTAAAAACCTAGAACTATTTTAAATTATTTTACTGAGGGAGTTTAGAGAGGAGTTTATGGAGAAAACGAGTATAATATATGTATAAATACTATGATAAATGGCCTCTAATTTCGACGAGGTGTAGCGATTATTTTAGGCGTGATTCCCGTAAGTGCTAATATTGTTGGACTTAGCTTTTTAGGGTAGGGTTATGCCCGTTTTGAATAATCTCGCCATATTCGGCAAATATGAGCCAAATAGAGGTATATGTTTTTTCGGAATTTATTGAGACTTAATCTCAATAAGGATAGTGTTATTGATAATGAGACCTAATCTCATTAAGGCATATGGGAATCTTGTTGCTAATGAGACTTAGTATCAATAAGAATATATGGTGTCTATTGTTAATGAGACGCAATCTCAAGAGGGATATTCAAATGCTAATGAGACTCAATCTCAATTCCACTTTTCGAACGGGAATTCGAAATTTCGAACGGGAAAGGACGGGGGGGCATAAGCGCAAGAAAGGCTGACACACATTATTTGGCTATTTTTTAAGAATAGGTGTTTATATTACCTGTAAAATCCTGTAAATCTATTATTTCTAGCTTATCTGCACTTTTTAGTCTAGAAAGTATTTCTGCTATTTCGCCTATAGTTTTACTAGATGGCTCTAATATATCTATTATTTTTAGATTTCGTGCTATTTCTATAGCTTTGTTGATATTATCGTGGCTATTCTCTCCATCGTAAGCATTAGCTAAAGCTTTATCAAATCTTGTTTTCACTTCTTTCCCTCTTTTTCTTTGTTATATGTGTGGTAGATATTGTATACAGTGTCGCATTCATCGTTAGAGCAAGACAAATTAGTTACTATTAACTCTGTTCCGTCTTCTCGGTCATCATCTAAGTCTCCACCCCATATTAAATCTTCATTACAATGCCAACATTCCATTTTCTCAACCTTTTTGTTAATTGAATTTACTAGTGATTAAGGTATTAAAACAAGTATTTTTAAAATATATTGTAAATTATATTTGAGGTAAGGGTGTTTAGTAGGCTAGAATAGTTTTATTTGGCGATATTTTGCTGTTTAACGGCTTCAAAGTAGAAATAACGAGTATACTATCGAATGTTTAGCTTTTCAGCTAATTTTGAGGGAATTTGAGGCTTATTAGTTCTTACCCTATAATATAAAAAGTCTAATATCTCATGTTCTGCTTCATTTCCACGAACTCCTGCCACCATAGTGACCTTCTCTACCTCATATCCTTGACTAGTTGTATTTTCTACCTGTTCCCACTTTGCGTCTTGGAACATCTTGTTTATATCTAGGTCTTCCTGTTGTAGTATTATCAAGGTTGCTACCAAAAATCTTTTCATAGTTGTCTTGATACCTTCTAATATCTGATGTTCTATCCTTATCTCCTTTGCCATTCATATCTTTTCTTTCTTTTTATATTACGTTAGTAATATATTTCTTTCTTTTACTAAGTAAACTAAGTAACTTTCGGCTTAAAGCCCATTCAATTTACTAATAAAAAACAAATAATGCAAGTACTTTATAAAAAAAAGATAAAATAAAATAATACTTGCGACATATATGTTTATGTTTATAAATTAGTTACGAGAATATGACCAAGATATTAAACATTGCTAGACAACATTGTGCTAATTGGAATGCAGGTAAATGCGTAGGATGTGTTTTCAATCGTAAGCATAATAAACTTTTTGTATCACTTGATTCTAAATTGAGTGGTAAACCCTGTGTGGTTGAGAAAGGATGCGATTATTTTGAATATGTGGTTATTCCGGGAATAGCTGATGAGAAAGTAAAGAAGTCAGCTATGCTAACAAGAAAGACATAGGAGAATTTATGAATATATTAATTGCTGTATTAACAATGATTCACGGACAAGTAATTTACTTTATGGAAGCCTTGATTGTAATTTGTCTAGTAAAGGTGCTTAAAGGGGTAATTAAGTGAAAAGAGCAATAGTTACCCCTGACAAGCACTTTCCTTATGAGGATAAGAAAGCTATTAAGGTTTTATGTAAAGCTATTGAACTTGTAAAGCCGCAGATATATGTAGATTTGGGTGATACAGGGGAGTGGGAGTCAGTATCCCACTGGCAATGGAAAAAGAAAAAGAGACCACCTCTTGAATATCAGCTACCATTTGTACATAAAGAGATAGAAGCTGTTAATAAAGGGATGGATATAATAGATGCTTCTTTAGATAAAGCTAAAACTAAAGAGCGTCATTTCTGTGAGGGTAATCATGAAGACTGGCTTAATAGGTTTGTTGAAGAAAATCCATACTTGGCTGAAACAATGCTCGTCAAAAATGCGTTGCGTCTTAAAGAGCGTGGATACAAGTATCATAGAATCGGTAAAATGCTCAAGATTGGTAAGATTAATTTCTATCACGGTCATCATTTTGCAGGAGTTAACCACACTCGTAATCATCTCCTTAGGCTCGGTGGTAATGTTATGTATGGTCATCATCATGATATTCAGCAAAGCTCTATTACACACATTGACGGAGTTAAGTCAGCGTGGTCAATAGGCTGTTTGAAAGATATGAGAGCTGAGGCTAATGAATGGTTAGGTAATAGACAGCATAATTGGCAACATGCTTTTGCTATTGTAGACTTTCATAAGAATGGAAACTTTAATGTTACAGTACATCAGATAGTTAATGGTGTTAGTACAGTAGATGGAAAGGTTTTAGATTACAAGTGAAAACTAGAACTATAAGTAAAAAAGAACATATACTCTTTGATAACGAAGAAGAGTTTAATAAGTATATGCCCAATACTCCTATAATAACTGATTGGAGAAAAGGTAATGAAGGTGATTGGGTATTGTGCGATGATGGTCAAATATGTCAAGTTCTTAAAAGAGGAGAGATGAAAAATGGAGTCGGGAATATTTATAATAGCTATATCAGAACGGTTATTGGTTCATTTGTTTGTAGAAGAGGAAGTGCTAGCATGGAGGGCGACATGCGAAAGAATATATACTCGTTTGGGGCTCATGATAAAACGCCTTATCAGACAGTAAAGCAAAGGGAAAAACCTACAAGAAAAGAATTTTTATTTGCTAAGTATGTAGCTAAGGGGGATGAGGTTCTTGATGCATTCATGAAGGCATATCCTGCAAGAAGTAAAGAGTATGCAAAGCGTGAATCTAATTTATTAATGAGTACAAAAAGGATACAAGGTTTGATTAGAGAAGAAATAGAAAAGGTTATGAATGAGGCTGAGATAACGCCTCTTTATATACTTGAAAAAATGAAAGATATAATTGAGTCTACTACATCTAGAGATAGTGATAAGGTTTCTTTATTAAAAGAATTAGTTGCTATTGCTGGTATGAGAGACACAGAAAAGAAGTCAGAGTCTGTAACTTTATTTCAGGGGTTTTCTCCTGAGCAACTCGAGGCTATAGGTGGTAATAACACAAAGAAACTAGCAAGTGCTAAAAGGGAAATAGAAAGCTGATGAATTTATACGAAATAGTTGTTGAAGTTCTAGAGCATGCTGATGGTGAAAATATTGGTATTGATGATGAAATATCAAGAGAAAGCATAGCTACTGAAGTATATGAACTATTCTATGAAAATCAAGTAAATTCTCCGTATGCCGATAATGGTTATATAAAGAACCTAGAAGAGTATTGGCATTTTAGAGAAGATTTTGATGAGAACGAATAAGCTGGCAGTATATGGAACGCTTAGGGATGGTAAGCGAGATACTTGGAAAGTTGATGGCTACTCATTAGTGTTTCCGGGTCACAGGAGATTTCCTGCGGCATTACCAGATATGGAGCAAACTGACTTGATTGTAGAGGTAATGGATATTGACGATTATGATTTGGAAAGTTATGATAGGTACGAAGGTATATCTTCTGGTCTTTATGAGAGAAGAATGGTAAATGCATACAATAATGATGAAGAAGTAGAGGCTTGGATGTATACTATAGGTTCTGCGTTAATGCAAAGTAGTGGTGTATTTGAAATGGTTCCTAAGAAAGATTGGATGTCAGAAGAATGTCTAAAGCTCCGAACATAAATAAAAACAATGTATCTGAGAAAGAGCGTGTCCTAGAGTTAGCTAGGAGAGATATAATAGCTTTTGGTCAGCTATTTCTCCCAGAAGACTTTATGAAGTCTACTCCTGCCGCATATCACTATGAATTAAATGACCTTCTTCTAGATAACACTAAAAAAAGAAATTGTATTATACTTCCTCGTGGGCATAGTAAATCAACACTTGCAAAAACAGCACTATTATACCATCTATACTTTAATCCCGAGGGTAAAAAAGAATTTATAGCTTGGGTAGCAGAAGAACAATCTCAGGCTATTGACCATATAAAATATATACAAAACCATATAGAAGTAAACCCTGCTTTAAATTATTATTTTGGTGATATTCGTGGAACAAAATGGACAGAAAAAGAGTTCACAACTAGTAAGGGAGACAGGGTAATAGCCAAGGGTACATCACAAAGGCTTCGTGGTAGGTCACAACTTGGTTTAAGATATACAAAAATAATACTAGATGACTTTGAATCTGAATTAAATACAAAAACTCCAGATAGAAGAAGAGAGATAAAAGAATGGGTTATGTCTACTGTAGAACCTGCACTTGAAAACTCTGCTGAAAACGAGGGTTCTATATGGTTAATAGGAACTATTGTACACTATGATTCTTTTTTACAGAGTATATATGATGGCTACTTAGAAGCAATTAGGGATAAAAGAAAATATGCTTGGGATGTTATATACCACAAAGCCATAGACTCTGAGGGTAATGTTTTATGGGGTAGTTACTTTAGTAAAGATAAGTTAGATGATATAAGAAAAAGATTTGAAGATGTAGGATTAACTCATAAGTTTGCACAAGAATATCTTAATGAAGCTAGAGATTTAGAAAATGCTAAGTTTAAAACAGAAAGATTAGAGTATTATGACCATGAGTTTGAGAGTAGAGATGGGTTTGCTTATATTGTAAATTCCAAGGACGCTATACCTGTAAATATATATATTGGGGTTGACTTAGCTTATGAAGCTAATGAATCCAGTGACTTTCAAGTAATAATGGTGATAGGTATAGATAGTAATAGAAATATATATGTTATTGACTATATGAGAGAACATATGCCCTTATATGATATGCCAGAGCAAATACTTGAATATGCAAGGGAATATTCTCCTGTTAAGCGTGTAAATGTAGAACATGTTGGTGCTCAAGGAATAATAAAAGACGCTGTTAATAAAATGTCTGGAAGTGAAAGAAAAGTTGCTCCGGGTATAGCACTAGGAGTAAGACCTCCTTCTGGTATTAAGAAAGAAGATAGGCTTGAGTCTTTACTAGCACCTTTAGTTAATCGTGGTAAAATGTTTATAAAGAGAAGACATACTCATTTGGTAGATGAGATGTTTCAATTTCCAAAAGGAAGGAATGATGATGTTCTTGATGGTCTATGGTATGCTGTTAATAAGGCAAGACCACCTGTTAGTAAAAGGTTTGATGCTATAGAGTTTATAGAAAACAAAGCTATAAGACCTGTTAAAGAGAAAACTAAAAGAGTTATATCTTGGGTAACAGGGCAAAAAGTATAAAAAAGTACTTGCATTAATAGTATCTTATTTATTATATTTTAAACTAAAAAGGTAGGTGTACGCATTTCTAGTATAAGAGAGTTAGAAAAGAACGAAGTCAAACACTCCGAAGTTAATAGACAGCTTTGGAGAATGTGGAGGGATGCTAGGTCAGAATGGGATGGAGAAGCTAGAGACTCTATTGACTTTTTTCTAGGTAATCATTATTCACAAGAAGAGTCTGACGCCTTAAGGGCTGTTGGGCAAGGTGACTTTGTTATAGACCGTGTATATGCGGCAATCGAAAAATTAAAATCATTACTTACTTCACGCTCACCAAAGTTTAGTGCTGTTGGTAGAGAAGATTCAGACAGTAGAATATCTAATGTTTGGAGAACAGTGCTTGAATACATATGGGATATATCAGATGGAGATACTCAATTTAAGCAAGCAGTGCATGATTATGCTACCGCAGGAATGGGGTACTTCTATGCTTATATAGACCCAGAAGCTGATTACGGAAGAGGTGAAGTAAAGTATACATACATTGACCCGTTTCGTGTTTATGTAGACCCAGCATCTAGGCACAGATATGCAGATGATGCTTCTGGGATTATACTATCAACTATATTAACCGAAGACCAATTAGTAAATATGTATCCTCAAGTAGAGTCATATATAGAAGAATTGGAAAGCTATTATGATGAAGAGGATTACCCTAGCTCTGGAAGAAAAAATTCTTCTCGTTCTTTTACACCAGATTCAACATATGAGTCTGAATATAATAGGGTCAATAAGTATAGGATATTAGAAAGATTTACTAAAGTAAAGGTTCCATTTTATAGAATTTTTAATAAACAAGATGGTTCTGAAATTATACTTGATGTTGAAAAGTATGAAGACTTTGTAGCATCTGAAGAAGCTAAACTATTAATACAGGCAGAAATGGTAGAAATAGTTGAAGTTACTCAGACAAGAATTAAAGTCTCAGCTACAGCAGGAGACCTTCTGTTGTATGAGCAAATATTAAATACAGACATATATCCGGTAATACCAGTTCCGAACATATGGACAGGAACTCCTTACCCAAAGTCTGATATAGCAAAAGTTAAAGACTCTCAAAGACTTTTGAACAAGCTATTCTCTCTCACTCTCTCCCACGCACAGGCTTCAGCAGGACTAAAGTTAATGGTTCCTGAAGGTAGTGTGGATGATTTGGGGCAGTTGGAACAAGATTGGGCTAGACCTAATGCTGTAATACCTTATAATCCTGAGTTTGGTGCACCGCATTTCCCTGCCCCACAATCACTTTCTGGAGAGTTTTATAACTTAATGAGCAGAATAGAACATTACATAGATTTAAGTTTCGGTATCCCAGAACTAATGCAGGGCTTTAAAGAAGCGGCTCCTGAAACAGTTCGTGGTACTGCGATGTTAGCCGAAATGGGTGAGACTCGTGGTAAATCAAAGTTAAGAGATATCGAAGGAAGTTTGACTAGACTAGGTAAGAGTTTATATAATCTATCTAGAAGTCACTATACTTACGCAAAGACATTTAGAGTTGTACAACCTAATAACGATATTACAGAATTTACTGTTAATAATATGTACGATGATAAAAGTCAAGAAATTAATGCCATTACAAACGACATCACCGTTGGGCATTATGATGTGAGAATTATATCCGGTTCGACATTACCTTCAAATAGGGTAGCTGAATACAATATGTACCTTGAAGCGTATAAAATGAATCTGGTAGACGATGTCGAGGTTTTGAAGAAATCAGAAATCTTTGACAAAGAAGGTGTCTTACAGCGAAAAGGTAAGATGGCACAGATGCAATCGTATGTTAAACAACTTGAAGAGCAGGTTAAAAAACTTAGTGGAGACCTCCAGACAGCAGAGCGTGAAACTCTAAACTCTAGGAAAAGGGCTGAAACTGAGAAGTTTAAATCTAGGCTCAATGAAATTCAAAGCGATACCAAGTTTAAAACCAAGGTTCAAATTGATAATTTAAAAAGAGTTGTTGACTCAGAAACCCAAGCTGTAAGCTAGTGAAAATAGAAGTAGTGGGAACATTTCCCGGTTCTGCTTTTATAGACATCTTTAAAAAAGGTGATGCTAAACTAAAAGAAATCGGAGAATAAAATGGAAAACACTATGCACGAAGATGCTACAATAGAAGGAGTAGAAGGCGAAGTTTTGGAAACAGTTGTTGAGCCAGAACAGGTTAGTGCGGAAGCACAAGAACCACAGCAAGAACAGGTCGTTGATGATTCTAAAAAGTTTCAATCAATGTATGATAAGAAAAATGCTGAGTATGAAAGGCTTAATAAAGAAGTTGAAGAACTTCGTAAGTATGAACAACTAGGAAAGGTGTTGCAAGAAAGACCAGATGTTGTTGATGCTATGAGAAACACCTTGAGTGGCAATGCGGCTAGTAAAGAAGAAGCAAATCAAGTGACAGAAGATTCTTTTGACCCTTGGGAAGCTTATTACAAGCCCGGTTCTCCCTCATATGAAATGAGGGTAACACAAGAAAAGGCTGTTGCACAGCAAGCTGTTCAAGAACAGATGGCTGGGTTTCAGCAACAGATGGCTATTAACAACTTAAAACAAGACCTAGCTACAAAGCATGGCATGTCAGACCCTAGTATGGCAGATGATTTTATACAGTTTGCGACTACACCAAGAGAAGAACTTCCCTTGGATATGTTAGTTGATGTGTATAGAAAATTTAAAGGTGGAGAAGAAAAGGTTTCGCCAAACTTAGAGGCTGTTCAGAAGACCAAGAATATTCCAACTACGGCTGGAGTGGTTCAAGGTTCTGCACCTGAGCAACCTAGTGAGCTAGAAGATGTTTGGAAAGGTGTTATGAGTTCATCAAGAAATACTCAAATTTAAATCAAGGAGTCCTAAATGGCAACTTACAATCAAGGAATTGTGAATGTTGGTGACCCGGGTTCAGCCGCTTCTGGCTATCATACTCGTAGGTTATTTAACTTCTCAGACCGTGTGGCGGAGTTGGCTCCAGAAGAATCACCATTTTTCGTGTATCTTTCAAAGGTAGCTAAAGTTCCTACAGACGACCCACAATTCCGATTTTTAGAAGACAGGACGAAGGTTTCAATGACAGACAGAGCGTTTTTACTATCTGGCTCCCATTCGATTCCTGCGGCTGGCTCTACTCTAAGCTACACAGTTGACACATCTGGCGGTGCGTCAGTTGATTGGCTGGTAAAGGGTATGGTCTTTGCTGTCGGTTATTCAGAAAATAACTCACCTGAGACAATCATAGTAAGAGTTGAGTCTGCACCAGTTGACGCTGGTTCTACATCAACCTTTACAGGTAAAACTATATCTGCTATTGATGGAGCTGAAACAGGTGCTGATAATGCAAAGTGTCAAGTAATTGGTACATCATATGCTGAAGGCACTGGTGCTCCAGATGTTTGGTCAGAAGAGCTTGATAATGATTATGGTTACACCCAAATCTTTAAAACAGCTTGTGAAATGTCAAACACTGCTAGAGCAACTCGCTATCGTGGATATTCAGATGAGTTTCAAAGAATCTGGAATCTTAAACTGCGTGAACATAAAGTAGATATTGAGCGTGCTATGCTCTTTGGTCAGCGTGCAAGTACTGGAGGTATTCAGTACACAGAAGGTATAGCTGGTCATGTTATTAAAAATGGAACATCTGTAGTAGATGACTCTGCGTTGTCTTACAGTTCTGGTGCTCCATACTTTCGTAGCTCAACTGCGGCAGAACTAACATACGATAGAATCCTTTCGGATTTTGAAGTTGTATATGACCCTGCTCGTGGTGGAAGCGATAGTAAATTAGCACTTGCTAGTTTACCAGTATTAACATTCTTTAACAAACTTGGTGATGGTTTATTCATTGATGCATCTTTAGGCTATTCAAATAGTGCTATGAGGTACAATGTAGACCAGAAGGAAGGCAGGTTTGGTCATAAAGTATTATCTGTAGAAACTATTCATGGAACAATGAATATGGTTAAAGAACCTCTATTCAGAGGTTTTTCATCTGGTTTCTTAATGATGGTTGACCTAGACCATGTTGCTTACCGTCCTCTAGTTGGTAACGGTGTTAATCGTGACACTCAAGTACAGACAAATGTACAATCTGCTGATGAAGACCTTCGTAAGGATATGATTCTTACTGAGGCTGGTTTAGAAGTTTCTCTTCCAGAAACTCATTTCCTACTTAACTTAGAAGGAGTTTAACGATGAGAAGTGATTATCTAAATGAAAATAGTGGAAAGACTAACGGATACTTAAAGAAAGTAGAAGAAATTGGGGTTGCAAGAACTCTAGTATCTGCAGATAGTGGCAAAGTTTTTGCTGTCGAATCTTCAGGTGGAGCTTTTTCAATCACATTACCTACTACTTTGGTAGATGGAGTCCATTACAAATTTATTGTATGGGAAGAAACTCCAACTGCTGATATTACCATAGCGGCTGGAAGTGCTATTATTAGCATGGTACACAAAGATGCTGGTGGCGATGCCGCTGCATCAACTGCAGGTACTCAAATTTCAAACATTATATTAGACACAACAGCACAGCGTGGTGATTATGTTAATATACTTGCTTGGAACGGTGAGTGGTTAGCTGAGGCAATGAGTAGTATTAATGCTGGTATTCACACATCATAAACTTAACACATAGAGTTTAGCAGTAATTAGAACTGTGGGGGTTATCAATAAAAGGTAACCCCCGAATCTAAAAGGAATATTATGAACTGTGTACATTGTAAAAATCCAAACCCTGAAAGATGGTTCTACTGCAGAAGCTGTGGGAATAAAGCATCTGAAGCTCTATATACTACAAATCTATTTATGATGAGTGAGTCTGGAAAGAGAAGCGATGTTGAATTTTCAGTAAAGAATATGGATGAGCATATTGCTACAGTTAAAAAAGAAAAGAGCGAGAGACAAAATAAAATTTGGAAAGAAAGAATTAAGCAAGCGAGGATTAATTAATGGCTACATTTGAAGCACAGGTAGAAGCATTAACAAGCTTATCTATAGATGGTAGCAGTGCTCCAACCCAAACCGAGTTAACTCAATTTCTTACAGATGGGGCAAAGGAAGTTTTAAATTCTCTTCCTAGAGCTAAAAAACTTTTATATACAACATCAAATGATTTAGATAGTAGTAGTACAAATTATACAATAGGTGGTTCTGAGATATTCTCAGTTACCAGAGATGATGGAACAATTAACCAACCATGTAGGCAGATACCTTCAAACATGAGTGGAAGAGCTAGTGACTCAAGTGATATGAATGCGGCTTCAGCCACAGACCCAGTTTATTATATAGTAAATAATTTATTAAGCGTAATACCTTCACCTAGTAATTCAAACAATGCTCATGTACATGTATTAGCTTATCCTTCAGTTGCATATGGAGATAGTTCAATTACTAAATTCCCAGATGAAGCTGAGTATTTAGTTCCTTTATATGGTGCAATAAAATCATTGCAAAATCTTTTAGGAAGTAAATCTTCTAATGCTGATATAACTACTGCCTTAACGGCTATTAATACAGAATTAGATGAGACTCAGGCTATTTGCGATTTGATTAACACTCAAGTTGATAGTGCAGTAACTCAGCTCGGAGAAGCTGAGACTCAAGTAGACTCTAGCGTAGATACAGCTTTATCTGCGATGTCTACTGCGGCTGGAAGAATAAACACAGCAGTACAATTAGCAAATTTAGAGTTTGATAAATCTGATGCAATATTGGACTTAGGAGAAGCAGATTCTGAAACCGCTGTTAATACCGCTTTAACAGCTATTAAGACTGAAGTTGATGAATGTTCAGCAGTGGCAGACTTAATAAATACACAAGTTGACAGTGCTGTTTCAGAGTTAGCAGAGGCGGCTACAAATGTTGATAGTAATGTAGATACAGCGGTTGCGGCTATTACTACAGCCTTAGGAAGGGTTAATACTGCAGTTGCGTTAGCTAATGGTGAATTTGATTTAATAAATCCAGAAGTTGACCTAGCAAATGCAGAAGTAGATAATGACGATGTTGAGGTTGCTCAAGGTTACTTAGGAACAGCTCAAGGCTACGCAAATGCAGGTGCTAGTTATATTCAAGAAGCTCAAACTTCTTTAGCTGAAGCACAGGGATATGCTGGTGAAGTATCTGCTAGAGCAAGTCATGTATCTGCTCAAGTTAATGTAGCACAAGGATATATAAGTGCGGCTCAAGGTTATGTAGCTGAAATTCAATCTAAGATTGCGATAGCACAAGCCCACTCTAATGAAGCAACCGCAAGGTTGGCTCAAGCTAGGGCAAAAAGAGAAGAATCTCAGGCTAGAATATCTGCCGGGAATGCTTTTCTGTCAGAGGCTAGGGCTGGAGCTGAGGAAGTTTCTGCATATGCAGGTGAAGTAAATGCTAGGATAGCACAAGTTGGTGGATATAGTCAAATTGTCAGCGGTTATATAAATGCGGCTCAGGGTTATGCTAGTGAAATAAGAAATAAGGTGGAAATTTCACAAGGGTATGCAAACGAAGTAAGCGTTAGGTTGTCAGTTGATTCAGCACAATATTCTTGGTATGAAAAACAACAAACAAAATTGCAAGCTGACTACGATAAAGGGATACAAGCGTTACAATAATGGCAGTTCATTCAATAAGCGTAAAAGAATTAGTAAGTAGAGTTCGTTTGGTTTTCCCAAACGCTCCTGAAAATTATATATTAAATTTAATAAATGATGCTTTGGTAGAGATAGGAACTCACAAGGTAAAGGTTGTTCATGCTAAAATAACAACAGTTGCTGACAGAATGTATTATAACTTAGCAGATGGGGCAACTGATTCTAGTGGAAATGCTATAGAGGCAAATCAAGTTTCAAGAGTTTACTTGATGGATAACGAGGGAGACTATATACAGATACCAAGATTGGTAGATAAAGATTTATTATTAGCAGACATAGCAAGTGAATCTAACTTAAACGCACCGGATTAATTATGGCAAGTAATATAAAATACCCAGAAAACCAAGCAATGTACTTTATAGAAGGAGATAAACTAGCCTTAATAACAAGGGTAGATTCTAGCGGAGATGGAAGAACTAGCTCTAGAAAACAATGGAAAGCTATTTCTGAAGCTGTTACAGATGGCATACTTATACATTACTATGCTGAACCTAATAGTGTTTCATCAATAACAAGTAGCTTGGATATAGATAATGCATTACATAATGCTGTTGTAGATTATGTAAAGAAATGTTTATACATGGACAAAGCTGGAGCTTCTGGTAATGCAGAAGGAACACAGTCTTATATGTCTTTATCTAATAAGCATGAAAGAAATTTTAAAGAAGCTATACAAAGATATGGCGTAAGAAAGAAAGACAAGACTGGCGGTAGCCGTGTTGTCAAAGTACCAAATTTAGTTTAAATTAATCTCAGATAAGGAAGCATTCTCGCCTCGCAAGCTGGGATATACAATAGGAGAATACTATGGCGGATGTACAAAAATTTAGAGCACATGAATCTTTAGCTGTTGAGTCAGCTGGAGACTGGCAAGTCCAGAGTGTTGTAACGGCAGATTCAGATGGAGTTGCAGTTAATGTTACTGGATATCACCAAGTTCATTTAATGTCTGACAATGATTTTTATTTTACTTTTAACACAACAGGAACAGATTCCGATATAAATACATCTAATGATTTATACCTAAAAGGTGGAGATACTATATATACTTTAAAAGTTCCTCACGGTTTAGGCAATACATTATATTTAATAATGGAAAGAAAAGGTAGTTCTGACGCTTCAGTTAGAGTTATTCTAGCTTAAGGGGGATATATGGCTTTTATTACAACAACAGCAAATGCAATATCTTCTGGTGGAACTATATCTGGAGACATTACGATTGATGGTGACCTAACTGTAAATGGTGATGGCTCTGGTAATTACGATGAAATAGTAAATGGCAATCTTGCTATTGGGGCAACTGATAAGTTTTATCTTGATGGGGGAGGAACAACATATATATATGAAAGTTCTGATGGTGTTATAGATTTTTATGGTGACAATGTTCACCTTGTTTCTATGAAACAAAATGGAACTCAAAGTGAAGTTATAATTAATGAAGGTTCTGGAGATGTTGATTTTAGAGTTGAATCAGATGATAATACTCACGCTTTTTTTGTTCAAGCACAAGATGATGGTAAGGTTGGTATATTAACAAGTAGCCCAAATGAATTGCTTTCGATTGCTCCAGATACAGATGTAAGTGCAGAGATTGGAAGGGCTCATGTTGGTTATATAGGCTATTCAGATATGGCTGGATTCAGCCATGTAGATTTAAATGCAACAGGAACTTTCTGTTTAGCTCAGAATAATGCTGGTAAAACAATTATGAATGCGGCAAGTGGTCAGCCTATCGCTTTTAAGATAGGCAATGCTGATAAGATGATAATTAATTCATCTGGGAATGTCGGAATTGGTACAGAAACTCCCGACACTTTATTGCACATAGAATCTACTTCAGCAAGTAAGCCAGTTCTAAAAATTGAAAATGTACAAGGTGGTGCAAACCCTGTTTCTATTCAAATGCTTAGAAATACAAGTTCCCCAGCAGATGATGATAGCATAGGTCAAATAGATTTTAGAAGTATGAATGATGCTGGTACGCCAGAAGAAATATTATATGCTTACATATCTGCACAATCAACTGACATTACAGATGGTGAGGAAGATGGAGAGATAAACTTTTATACAATGAAGGCTGGAACATCAACACCTACAATGACAATGCAGTCAGGAAAGGTTGGGATTGGTGAACAAGACCCAACAGGGTTTTTGCACATCTCACCCCCTTCTGGAAATGCACCTACAATGTACTTTGAGCAATACACATCATCAACAAGTGGGGTATTGGGTGAGCTTTCATTTGGTAATAGGGCAGTTGATGGGCAACTTGCAACCATATCAGCTATTAATGATGGAGCAAATGACTCAGCCTATTTAGCATTCAGTACTGAGGTAACTAGTGGTGCATTAACAGAAAGAATGAGAATTGATTCTACTGGTAATGTTGGGATTGGAACTTCATTAGACCCAGCGGCATCTTTACATATTGCTCAAGCGGCATCTGGTAAAACTGAATATATTAGGCTAGATAATACTGGTGGGGTGGATTACAAGTTTCATTTAGGGTACGGTTTTACGGATAATTTCTTTATGAATGACAGTGCTAGTAATGTTTTGTTTACAGCTCGAAGTGGAAATTGTGGGATTGGAACAGGAAACCCTTCTTCTTCGTTTGAAATTCAACATGGATTGACTACCACAGGTGCAGTTTTAACATTATCCACAGCAGAAACAACTGTGGTGGCTAATGATGTTTTAGGTAGGATTAATTTTGTAGCACATTTAGAAGGAAGTGGAACAGATGCAATATTACCGGGAGCGTCAATTCATGCTTTAGCTACTGATACATTTGCGGCAGATAATAATGCAACTGATTTAATATTTAGTACAGGAGCAAGTGAAACCGCTACTGAAAGGCTGAGGATTCAGTCTGATGGTCGAATTGCCATTGGTCAAAATTCTTCAGATGGTGCAAAGGTTCATATAAAAGGAAGTGAAGATGTTGCTCTAACAGCAGAAAGTACAGATTCTGGAGCGTATGTATCATTTATGGATAATAGTAGCACCAACTGGTATAATGCAAGAATAGGTGCTATTGCTGATGATTTAGTTTTTCAAACTGCTGGAACGACAAGAATGGTTATTGATGATAATTCAAGGGTTTCACTATCTAATAATGATGGAAATTCAAATAATACAATTTTTGGTAAGAGTGCTTTTAATGATGGGGGTTCAGATGTAGGTGCTGATTACAATGTAGCGATTGGTGAACTTGCGATGGGAACTGGTACTATTGCGGCAGCGGCAAATAACACTGCTGTCGGTTACAGAGCCTTAACAGATATTACTGGTAATGGTGGAGGTGGAGATGACAATGTTGCAGTCGGATATGATTCAGCTACAAGTATTACGACGGGTAGAAAAAATGTAGCGATTGGAATGAATAGTTTAAAAACATCAACAGATGCTGATAATTGCGTTGTAATTGGAACAAAGGCTTGTGAAACTGGGGATGTAGATGTAGATAATATAATAGCTGTAGGATACATGGCTCTTAATGCCCTCACAGATGGTGCAAAAAATACTGCGATTGGCTATAAAGCCATGAGTACATTACAGTCAGGTGCAAGTAATGTTGCGATTGGCTATCAAGCAATGGCTGATATAAATGCTTCGTCAGCTTCATACAATATTGCTATTGGTGAGGAAACTTTGAAAGGTGCTGGTGCTGAACAATCTGGATGTGTAGCGATTGGGCATGGAGCAGTTAATAATACAAGTGCAACTGCAGATGGTGTAGTTGCTATTGGATATACAGCTATGCAGGGTGATTTAGCTTCTGGTGCAGATAATACAGTAGGAATAGGTCATTCATCATTACAGGCACTCACAACTGGAACACAGAATGTTGCTGTGGGTTATCAGTCAATGTTAGGTTGTACTACGGGGGCATATAATACTGCATTCGGTTATCAAGCACTATCTACTAATGTAGATGGAAATCATAACACAGCATTTGGAAGAATGGCGTTACAATCAATGGAACCTGCTGAAGATGAAGGTCATAATACAGGGGTGGGTTCTTTAGCTGGTCAAGACATCAGTACTGGTACATACAACACTTGTATAGGAAGTAATGCAGGGCATGATGGTGTAAACAATTTAGCTGGTGGTAGCAATAATACTCTTATAGGTGCATATACAAATCCTAGTGCGGCTGGGGGAAATAACCAAATAGTAATAGGGAAGGATACTGATGGGGTTGGTGATAATTATGCAGTTATAGGAAATGATACAACTACAAGACTTTATGCGGCTGATGACACTGGTGCAACCCTTTATGCTGGAAGTGCTACTGTTCAAACATCTGATGAAAGAATTAAAGAAAATATTGAAGATGTTGGATTAGGTTTAGATTTTATTAATCAACTAAAACCAAAAAAATATAATAAAAGAAACCCAGTTGATTATGATGATTCATTAAAAGAAAATATGAACTGGTACAAAAACGGAAAACAGCCAAGAGTATTGGAAGATGAAGAAAAATCTAAATTGAGAGTTGGGTTTTTAGCCCAAGATGTTGGAGAGGTTTTGAAGTCTATTGGCTTTGATTCTAATAATGATATTATAGATATAGATAAAGAAACAACTCAACAGCATATAGCATATTCCAAAATGATAGCACCTATGGTAAAAGCTATACAAGAATTATCTTCAAAAGTTGAAGATTTAGAAAAACAACTAAAGGATAAATAAATGAAGTGGTCTAATTACAGTACACTAAAATCTGCAAGTAAAGTTGCATTTGAAAAGGTTCCCGAAGAAAAAGATAAAGATGATGTGGTTATTAAAGAAGCTCATGTTGTTTTGTCTAGAAAACAATTTGACAGTGAAACTGGCGAGGCATTATCTGATTCAAAACGAGAAATAAGCCTAAAAGAATTGGAGTATGAAAAAGCTAGTTATGATGCTGAAATGGCAAGGGCTAAAGCAGAGAGTGATGAACTGGCAAAGGCAATAGAAGATTTTAAAAAACTTTAACTAACACAAGGAGTGAATAATGGCTAAAAAAGAAAAAGAAAAGCCGGTCTTAAATCTTGAAGGTAAAGAATATGTTATCGAAGATATGACTGATGATGAAAAACTAATGGTAAGTCATATTAATGATTTACAGAATAAGCAAAACACAAATCAGTTTATGGCTGACCAATTAAGAGTTGGAAAGGAAGCATTTATTAATATGCTTAAAAAATCATTAAATACTGAAGAAGAAGAATAGAAGTAATGATTATAAGAAGGTGCAGTCAGGGTCACAGGATTAGGATTCATAGAAATTCTACTCCGGGTGCGACTCGAATAAAGACTTATTCAGATGGTTCTACGGAAACCTTGACTTATCCTTCGTCCTACGCATATTTTGTAGATGTAGATGGAGATGTTGTTAAGAGAAGTAATAGTTTTAAAACTATTGAGGAGTATTATGTATCAGAATGTGCAAAAAAACATGGTGATGGGCACGGTAGATTAGAGATTGGCAGTCATCATTTAGTTAATGGGGTAGCAACTTCTCAGTCAGACTACCCAACAGATTCTAATACTAAAGCAGAGATAAAAGATTTTTATGACAAGAGAGGTATAAGTTATTCTAATTCAGAAACAAAAGCTGAACTAATGTCTAGGATAGTACCGATGATTTTTAAGAATAATGAGATATCAAAACATATAAAGGTATAGGTTATGTCACTATATAAATACACACAAAAGGAAGCTTCAAATTTGCTAATAGGGCAAAACGGTTTTGATGTAATAGCCGAGCATGATACCAACACATCCACTCCGGATACTGGTTCTTGGATAGCAATTCAGGCACTTGGTAAAGGTGGTGGTGATGCGGCTGTTGAGTATTTAAAACTGAAAGTAACTTCTAATATTGGAGACGGTATATCAAGTTGGTTTTACATGATACCGGGTGAAATACTTTATGGCAATTTTAGCGGTATTATAAATCATACAGACTCTACTGCAACATGCATAGCTTACAGAGGGTAAGAAGAACATCAAGGCTTAAAAGAAAGAATATTGTAGTTAAGCCTGAGATAAGCATAACTGAGTCAGTAAAGTCAGCTATTATTCCTAAGATTCTTTTTAGGGATATGAGCTCAAGTGAATCAAGAAGAGCTAAGACTAAAATTGATTCTCTTAAAAATCGCTATAATAAGTTTGATATAGTGGAGGAAAGTAAGAAGGAGAAAATAGTGAGTAAACCTAAAGTTACTTATATAAAGAGTGGTAAACAGGGCATAAAACATGTTGAAGAAGAAAGTGGCTTTAAGATAATAACAAGGAAACCAGAAAAGATTGGTTTGCTTGAAAGAATTAAGCAATGGATTACATCCAAGCTAAGGAGATTAAAATGGTTCAAGAAATAAAAGTATTAAAAAATGGAGATTTTATTGTTGTATATGAAGAAGTTAGCACCAGCTATGGTATCCCTGTTCATTATATTTGTAAACACTAACTGTAGTTCTGGGTGGTCTGTAGGTAATTTTGAATTAACCTCAGCAGACACAACTAAAAATACAGTGTTTATTGAAATTATGGCACAAGATAGTACAAAACATTGGTATGCAAATATTTACAATGGGGAGAACTATTGCTTATTACATAACGAATGGGAAGAAGTAAGGATTAAATGAGTGAAAAGCCAAAAACTGCTAGAAGCTATAGAGGCACTATTGTTGATGATAACGCAGTTATCTCCCTTAATATTAAATTTCTTGCAAATGTTATTCTTGCGATTGGTGCATTAGTCTATGGATACTGGAAGGTTGAAACACGAATTGCAACTCTTGAAAGCAAAATGCTTGAGGCTAATGAACAGATTGGGAGTTTACTTGATAAACACATCGTGGAAGAAAGGGTTGAGAGAGCCGAGTTGGCGGAAAAAGTAGCTTTTTATGAAAAAGAATTTAACATAAACCCATTAAGCTGGGGTAAGAAAAGGAAGAAAAGATAATGGATTTTATGGCTGTATATGGAGAGGCTGGGATGATAGGCGTAGTCGGAGCTATGTTTGTTTATTTAGTAGTCTCACTTTCTAATAAGTCAGCACAGCAACAGGAAACACTAGAGAATTTAAAAGTAGAAAACAAAGGTCAAAGTGAAACTTTAGAGAACATGGAAGGAATGATTATAAAACTTATTAGCAGGTGGAACTCTAGTGATGACAAATTAGATAGAAAATTTGACGCTATAACGAAAGAAATAAACGACTTAGATAATCAAGTTTCAAGAATAGAAGGTTCTTTAAGCAGAGTAAATGGCAAACATTAAACCCATATCAGATTCAAGCAGTCTTAATATATCATTGCCAATGTTATTTCAGGCAATAGCATTAATTGGTGCTATGGTTTGGGGATATGGGGAACTCAATTCAAGAATATCTTTTTTGGAATACCAAGTAAGTATCAATGAAGAACATATTGGTAGAATGGAGGAAGATGCTAAAGCAAATCAAAATGCAGAGATACCAGCTGATATTAAACAAAATCAAAGAATTGATTATTTAGAAAAAGAATTAGATAGAATTAGAAATAAAGAGTAGTACTAATGCCAGAACATAACGATTACAGAAACAAAGATTTATATGCAATGATGGTCAAATTTGACGAAAGGCAGAGAACAATATTCAATATACTGGCAAGAGTTGAAAAACATTTAGAAAAGCTAAATGGAAAGGTAGCAGACCATGAGACTGCCCTTGCAAAAATGCAAGTAATGGGTACTGTAGCAGTGGTTAGCTTTCCAATAATTGTAAATATAATAATGAGGTTAATATAATGTTAATGAAAATGGTAGCAGATGAGTTATTATCTGACAAAACTAAAGATGAGATTATTGATGAAATTAATAAAGCTGTTGATATTCCTATCATAAGTGAAAAAACAGAAAAGGCTATACTTGAAGCTCTTTGGAAAATAATCAAAGGTGTTCTTTTGAAAAGGTTAGGCTTGTAATGCCTAAAGGTAAAGGAACATACGGTTCTAAAGTAGGAAGACCCAAGAAAAAGAAAGGTAGAAAAAATGCCAAGATTCGGAAAAAGAAGTAAAGAACGCCTTAAGGGTGTAGACACAAGGCTTGTTAATGTTCTTAATGAGCTTATAAAAATAATGGATGTCACCATAATAGAAGGATTGCGTAGCGAAGAAAGACAGAAGGAGCTATTGGCTAAAGGGGCTACGAAGGTAAAATATTCTAAGCACATGGACGGAAAGGCTGTGGACTTAGCCCCTTATCCTATAGACTGGAAAAACAGAGACGGGTTTCACTACATGGGTGGAATGATTCGTGGCATAGCTCACAAGCTTGGTTTAAAAGTAAGGTGGGGAGGAGACTGGGATAGCGATGGAGATGTTAAAGATAATGGGTTTGATGACTTGGTTCATGTGGAGATACTTGATTAATGCCTAAAGATTTATACAATATAAATGATTTTTCTGGTGGTATAAATAGTCTTAGAGACCCAAGAGATATCAACACAAATGAGTTGTCTACTGCTCAGAATGTAAGTTTATCTAAGCAGGGTATTATTAAATCTTCTGGAAGCTTATCATCTCACGGAACAGCACAAGACATAACAAGCGAAGTTGTATCTGGGCACGGTTTAATATCATTTCAGGCTGATTATAGAATTGCCGAGACTGCTGTTGTTTCATTTAGTTCTAGCAGAAGGCTGATTTTAAATAATAGTGGTCAAAATTTTGCAATATCAGATGCAAGTGGCACTATAGAAAGCGACCTTGATGATAATTTCTCTGCTGGAGATATTATTTCTATCCAGATTGCTGACGACTCTACTAATGTTGTAAACCTTAGAACATCTTCTTTTGTTGTTACATTCACCAATTCCAATGGTTCTATAAACATACAGCCAAATCCTTTATCATCTGGAAGCGTAGCTTATAACTATGGAGCGGCAAGTGCCGGTATAGACTCTGGTACTATTTCAAAAAGAACAATAGGTGAAAATCTTATTGCTTTAGCCGACTCAAATACTGGAACGGTTGATATATATTCAGGCACTAGTGATAAATGGAATGATACAGATTCTAGCCCAGAGGCTAATCCTAAAATGACATTAACCTATAATGATGAAAATGCAACTACTAATGTAACACTGTCAAGCGATTCTAAGATGGCTTACTATGTTGCTGATGGTAATATAAGAGCTTCGGATGCAAACTTTGATAACGCATTAAGAATTAAGTGGTATGGCTTAGTTAAAAGAGACCACTTCCAAGGTTTAGACTATGCCGATAATCATTTTGGGTATATAGAAACATTTAATGGGCTTGATAAGCCTACGGATGGAGAAGTTGGCTCTGGAAGTCCGGAGGCTGGAGAGGGTTTTGATATTAACATTAGCATGTCAGATGATGAAAATTCTACATGGGTAGCTGATGTGTACCAAATAGCAATTAGTTTTGTTTATGACGACACCCAAGAGTCTTTACTTTATGTTCCTTCAAGTAATAATACTTTTACTGTAACATCTGGTCAAAAAGTTTCTTATACCGTCAAAGCAAAAAAACCTTATAGTGGAAGAATTTCTGGTGCAAGAGTTTATTATAGACCTAGTGGTTCAGATAGTAGCCCTTGGTCACTTCTTTCAGATATTAGCCTTGCAGAAGGTGCAAGAGCCTCACTTGACTCTGACTATGAATCTTGGTCTCATACAAGCGGCACAACAAATTCTATTTTTACAACTGCTAGCGTTGAATCTTTAAATCCAGTTCTTGACACATATGAAACCATAAATGGATTTCCACCAACAGTTCCTTCTATAACTATAAGTGCTAATGGTGAAGCTTGGAAAACTGCTGTAGTTACAAACAGAAGAGCTTTTGTAGCTAATGTTAAAGTAAAGAGAGAAGGTAGTGTCCAAGCAACTATATTCGGGGATAGGATAATGTACTCTATGCCAAACAGGTTTGACACATTCCCAACATTTAATTTTATTGATGTAGTAAAAGGGGATGCGGCAGACTATGTTAAGTTGGAGTCTTATGCTGATAGGTTATTAGCGTTTAAGCAAAACTCAATGCAAGTTATAAATGTCTCATCACCATCTGATACTAATTGGTTTCTAGAAACAGATGTCAAGCACAATGGGGTTAAGAATCCCGGTGCTGTATTCAGAACTGATTTTGGAGTAACTTGGATAAATGAAAATGGTTGCTATATTTATGACGGGCAATCAGTAAGTAATCTTATAGATAATAAGATTGATGACAGCACTTGGTCTTCGTTTATAAACAACACATCTATAGTTGGATATGAAAAAAGAACTAAGCAAATAATTGTTTTGAAGAATGAGGATGGAAGTGCATCTTCTACTGGAGATGCTTATGTTTTTGATATTAAGTCAAGGTCTTGGTCTACGATAAGTGGGCTAGCTACAGACCAAAAAAGATTAAGTAATTTCGCAATAGATTATAATGGAGACCTTATAGTTGCGGAAGATGGGGGAAGCGGAACTGTTTCTATAAAGAAATTTACACCAGATACATTGAAAAGTAGTGGCACTGGAGACTGGGTTATCCAAACAAAAGATATTGACTTTGGTCAACCTGCTGTTAAAAAAGCTATATATTCGGTTTGGGTAACATATAAAAGTGATAATATTCAATCACAGCCAATCTATTACGCTACTGATGGGAGTAATAGTTTTAGTCAAATGACTGGAAACTTTTCAGCGGCTAGTAGTTGGACAAAATTAAGAGTGCACGGAGGGGCGGTTATAACATGCCAAAGTATAGCTTTTAAAATAGCTAATCCAAGTAATGTATCTGGGAGTACCAATGGTATACAGATAAATGATATAGCGATTGAGTATAGGATAATTAAAAATGCTAGGGTTGCCTAATGAGTTTTGATAGAGTAAGTAGATTAATTATTAATAGCAAGGAGCAGAGCACTTCTTCTGGAGATGTCAAAAGCACATTAAGCCACGCTCCTTCATTAAGAAACATGGATGATGGTGAACAGGTGTATGCTAGAGAATCTAATAAACCATTAGCGTTATATAAAAAATTTAAAGGTGTTTTATGGAAAGCAAACTTTTCCAATAATGGTAGTCAGCTAGTAGAAGATAAGTTAAAAGCAAAAAGGTTAGAGTATACAAATAACTTTATAGATTATCGAATTTTTACACATAATATTACTGGTGATATTGGAACAGCAGAAACTTATTTTGCTTGGTTTACTGGAAGAGGTGATGCTAATATGAATATTGCTAATACAGCGTATTTAACACCATATAAAATGACTTGTGAAAAGATTTTACTTAGACCTGAAACGCTATCAGACACAAGTGCTGATTTAAACTTTAGAGTTAATAAACAAGACGATGGAGATACAACAGTAGACACTGTTGCTAGTTTTGCCTATACTACTACACTTGCAAGTGATACATGTATAGTGATAAATAGGTCTGATTTTGACAATTCTCCGACAGTTGAGCCTAAAGATAAAGTAGCTTTAACAGTACAAGCAAGTGCTGACCCGTCAGGGAATATAGACTGGTATGCGACATCAGTTTGGAAGACAGAAATTAAAATACAATAGGATTTATTATGAGATATAAATATAGATATCAGTCAGGTGGATACATACCCGGTATATCACAATCGCTTTATGGCATGGGATTACAAAGAGATGTTACCCAAGCACAAAAAGATTTTGAAGAAGAGGCTAGAAGAGTTGAGAAAGAGCAAAAGAAAAGAGGTCTTTGGAGTAAGGGGCTTGGCACTATTGGTAAGTGGGCTGGAAAAGCTTTAGGAACAGCTTTTGGTCAAGGAACTGCTGGTAGCTTAATAGGCGAAGGATTGGGAACTGCTATAGGTGGCTCATATGCTGGTAAAAAATACGATGCTGGAGACATAAAAAAATCTAAAACTGGTTTATTTGGGGAAGATTTTGATGAGCTAGAAAGAATTAATAAAGCTGGAGATAAAAGCTTTATGGATTATTTAAAAGGAAGTGCTGGTAATGTAGGTAGTTTAATATCGGATAAGTACCTAGACCCAGAATCCTTAGGCAAATCATTAGCTGGAAAATTTGCAGAAAAATTTGGAGTAAGTGGAGATTTAGGAGACATTGTTCCGTCATCTATGAAGTTTGATTTACCAGATTCAATAGCAGGTATAGACCTAGGTGGAATTAGTAAAGGTTTAAGTATGCCCAGCTCTCCTTTATTAAATTTACCTTCTGCTAGTCAGTTTGAACAATATCAACCAGAAATGCCAACTCCTCAAATAGGTCAATCAACAGGACTCACTCAAGGTGATTCTCCTTGGGATGCAGGTTTTAGTGATTTCATGGCTTCATTGGGTGAAGACCCTTTTACATCTTCTCAGCCATTAATCAATTATCAAGGAGGCGGTGAAGTTGATAGTGATAGCTTACAACAAGCGTTGGCTAAAAAACCTATGATAGATTTTTGGACAAGAAATTTTAAAGACCCAATAAAGCAGGATTTGCAAGGAGCTGTTCTTTCTGGGGAACTAGAACCTAGAGATGCATTACAAATGTTACTCTATCAACAAATGTCAGACCGTATGAGAGAAAAAGGAGACACTAAAAATCTATTATTTGATAAGCTAAAAAAAGCTGGGTATTCAAATGACAAAGGATTTGCTATTCCATTTAAAGATGAAAGTAATGACAAAGGATTTTCTATTCCAATTAAGGATGAAAGTAATGATAGAGGGTTTGAATATGGAAGATTGGAGAAGTATCAAGAAGGCGGAGGTATTAAGAGTAAAAAAATAAGAGGTTCTTCTCCTGTAGAATATTCATACGATGACCCAGACTTATTAAAGCTTGTAATGTCTGTTCCTGCAAGTGAAGTTGGTGAAGGTCATGGTCTAAGATATTATACTGGTGAAAAAAAGCATGGACAACTTCCTAGCTTAGATAGGCAAGCGGCTCAACTTGATGCTAGGAGAACAATGGTTACAGCACCTCAAGATTCTATTCCTTTTGAAATGGTGGAGCAGTATTTAAGACCTAGGAAAAGGGGTCTTCGTGGTCTTTTAGGGTTCCAAGAGGGTGGAATGATAAAGAAATATAAAGGCGGAGGTCTTTTAGATGTGATGCCTTTTGCAAGGAGGATAGTATAGTGCCCCAGTTAGACAATATGCCTATAATGGCTCAAAGTGGAGAGTATGTAGTTAGGAAAGAAGCTGTAGATAAATTAGGTAAACCTATGATGGATATGATAAACAATGTAGATAGACTAGGATATGGCGGAGGTCTTGTTCCTGAAGGAGAGCATGGTCATTCTGCAATAGATGAGTTACTTGCTATTAATACTCTAAATAACCAAGCAAGTATGGAGAAAGCTAGAGAATCTTCTATGATGAAAGAGGGCGGTGAAGTGGAATATTCAATAGGCGTTGTTGACCCACTATGGAATGCTTTAGAGAAGCTAGATTCAATAGATGAACTAGTTCAATCTCAAGCTCCTAATAGCCCTTACGACTTTTCAAAATATCAAAGAAATTTATTAGATGTCTTAGATGAAGCTGGTGAATATACAACAGAAGATGCGTTAAAGATTTTAGATGAGATTGCAAAAGGAAGAGCTCAAGGTTGGAAGATGCATAAACCTAGATTCCAAGATGGCGGAACTGTTTCATTTGCAGGTTCTGAAAGCAATCTACCAACACTAGAGGAGCTGTATTCAATGGCTGGTGTAATGCCAGTTGGTGCTCAGAAAGAAGCATTTGAAAAAGCTTTTAAGTATGACCCTTCAAGAGAAGCTTCAACAGTGGCTGGATACATGGGGCAAATGGGTGACTTAGGAAGAAGTGGAACATCTGCTGTAGGTCGAGCCGGTGAGGCAACTAGAGCTATGGGCGTAGGTTTTGCTGGCTCTGGGGCTGGTGGCAGAGAGCTAAGTAAAGCAAGAAGAGGAGCTCAAGCAAGCTATGTAAGCGGTATAAAGGATACTCAAAGAAGAATGTTTGAAGACATAAGAGGAGACAGGGAATCCTATATACAAGCAGCATTAGCTGAATTAAACAGACTAGAAGGCTTAGGTGGAACTCAAGAATATAGAAGTGGTGTGCAGACTGCTGAAATAGGTCTTGGTTCAGTTGGTGCTCCAAGTCAGCCACCTCAAGGAAGTGAAACTGGTGGAGACACAATAGGTCAACGGCAAAAAGGCTCTGATGGTCAAACATATGAATGGAATGGAAGTGTTTGGGTGTTAGTCAATGATGCTGACTTAGGTGGCTCTGATGATGAATCTGGTTATCAAGCTTTAGACTACGCAGGAACTCGGTCTGGCGGAGTTGCAGATGACTACTCAGGAACAGCTGGAACATTCCCGTAAAAGTAATAAATTTAAGGAGATTATAAAATGGCTCAAAGAATAAGGCTACTACCTACAAATAGACAAGTGGTATTGCAAGAACCAGAAAACGCTCAAGATGCTTTTTTGAGAAGCTTGACTGATATGTTTGATAAATATTCAAGTCCTGAGTACCAAAGAATGAAAAGAGATGAACAGCGTGCTGATGCTAGGCTTGAATTGCAAAAAAGACAACAATTTGAGGCTGAAGAACTTCAAGATGAAGAAATTGCAATGGCTAGAAGAAAGGAATTAAGAGAAAAAGATATATATGAAAGGCAAATAGAGCAGGAAGAAGAGATAGAGTTTAAGCAAGAGTGGGATAGTCTTATATATAACGAAAAAAACCAAGGAACTAGAGTTGGAATAGAATTGGCTAGGGGTTGGTTAGATAAATCAGATATAGACCCTGCTACTTATAGTCTTTATGATACAAAATTAAAACAAGATGAGGCTATTTTAAATAAACAAGATGAGGACACTGACAACCTTGGGAACCTACTATCTTCTATGAATCCAGACTTTCAGTATGATAGCTCAGATTCTATGAGGCAACTGGTTAGAAATAGTGGGGATTTTATGCTTCAAAATTCCATATCTCAAAAGTACTTAGGTGCTATGAGTCCTGAAATGCAAGTAATGTATAAGCAAGATATGTCAGACTTATCTGAATTAGTTAAACAAGCACTTTTAAGCACAGATGTATCAGCCCAGAATGAATTTATAAAATCTGTAATAAAACCAGCTTATGATTCCATGGTTAAAAACTACGGAGCTCAGGGTCAAGATATATCTTCCCCTGCTATAGAAGGTCTTTTAAGTAGAGCTGGTGTTCCTATAGATAGTGAGGATGATACAAATTTAGCAAAAGAACTAGGTGGAATGGATAAGCCAGCAGGTATAGGGGATGATTCTGATGACCCCAGAATGGAAGCGTTATCAAAAGCTTATGGAGCAGGCTATGAATACGACCCAGATAGCTTTCTTAACAGACCACCGATTGCCGCTATACCAGTAGAGTCAATTATAGCGTCTAACACGCCTAGGGGTGAGGCTACTAAAATAAAAAAAGCTTTAGACAGGACAATAAAATTAGGAAAAGGAGACCCTAAATCTGCATTAGCTGGTGCTAATCTCCCAGAAAAACGAAAAATAAAACTTGAAAAACAAATTAATGAGCTAATAAAGGGCTTAACTAATGTATACAATCCAGATACTAAAGAAATCATAGACCCTAGAATTAGAAAGATTTTTAATAAAATGGCAGGTAAAAACAAGGATGAGTACTATTCTCTTTTAGATAGTATATTCTCATTTAAATGGGATGATTTCAGTTTAGATAGGCTTATTAGAACAGAAAGAAGACCCGGAAAAAAGAAAATGAGAAACTCTTTCTTACCAGTAGAAGGATAGTATGACTAAGCAAAAACTACTTTCTGCTTTTAGAAATCAAAACCCTAATCTTTCTAGTTACGATGATGATAAGCTATTCACAGCTATAATAAAAAAATATCCAGAGTATAGAGACCAACTAGATAATCCTTATGAGTTTGATTCATCTCAGTTGTTAAGCGGACTTCCAAACTTTGTTAAAGATGCCTACAATCAATCAATAACAGGAATGGCTGAGGAGATGTCAACTGGTCAAAAAAGATTTGACCTTTCTGGGTATGAGCCGGGAGTATTAGAAGATATAGGAGCTGGTTTACTTAGCTTTGCTATGCCAGTAGATTTAGTAACTACTTTAGCTGGTGGAGGTATAGGAGGTGCGGCTTTAAAATCTACAGCTACTAAATTTATAACCAAGAAACTAGCAAAGAATGGAGTAAAAGGTAATGTTGCTAGGGCTATTGCTCAAAAAACAGCCGTTAATGTTGGTAGGCAAACTGCAGGGTTAGCCACATATGAGGGTTTTAAAAGTGCATTTACTCAGAAATTAGAGAACGGAGATATTAAGCCAGAAGAAGTTGTTAAAGATACTATGTCTGGTGCGTTATTAGGTGGCTCAATGGCTGGAACTGGAGCTTATTTAACTACTAAGGGTTGGAGTACTATGTCAAGAGTCTTGGCTGAAACTGGCGTTCTTGGAACTACAATACCGTTATCAGAGGGAGAAGTACCTGAACCTCAAGACTATGTTAATGCCGCAGGTATGATGCTAGGTATAAAGGCTGTAGGTGGGGCAATAGGTTTCCCTAGTAAATTAAAAAACTTTGTCTTAGAGGGTAGAAAAACTGGGTATAAAAAAGAATTAGTAAAAGAAGATTTAGCTAAGGATTTTGGAGTTGCTGTTGGTAAGTTGGATGATGTGGCAAGAAGGCAAACAGAAACATATTTAGACTCTAAAGGAAATAAATGGAATATAATAAGCCCAGAAGGTAGAAAGAAAATTAAGCTTGTTAATTATAATACAGGAGAGAGTAAGGTAGTTAAAGACTCAGATTTTTCTTTACAATATAGATTAGCAGACGAGGCTCAAATTCCCCTTGAAAAGATAATGCCTTTTAGAATAAAGAATTTAAGAAATCTAGAAGCATCGCAAAGCATGGATAGTAGTAAAAAACAATTACTTAGAAACAGTGCTTTAAGTAAAAAGAAAAGCAGTACACTATCTGGGTTAGACCCTAAGAAAGACAAGATTGGCTTAGAAGATATGACACCAGTTGAGTTGGATAGGTATAGAAATATACTTTTAAAAAGACAGTCAATAGGAGATGCGATAAATAAACTAAAGACTGAAGGGTGGGTTACTCAAGAATCTAAGTATTCTATGTTTAAAGAAGATTTTTTTCCTAAACCTATTAAGGGAATAATTGAAGGGTTGACTAGAGCAAAGTATAGAGGTTCCCAGAAAGCACCTGTTAGAAAATATTTTAATGATGTTGGTCAATACCAAGTTGATAAGGATGCCTTAAATGGGGAATATTTAGGAAGGCTAATACAAACAGGCTTATTCAACCCTACTAAAAAACAGCTTTCTAGATTTAAAAAACCCGGAATGAGTAATAAAGATGTTGAAGATGCATACTATAAAAACTTACACGACCTAGTTAAGGAAGGTAAATTGCCAGAGATAAATGCGGTTACATCTTTAATAGCTCAAAGGTTTACAGCTTCTGGTGGACAAATACCCGGATTTCAACAGAACTATGTGCCGGGAATGATGAAGAAAGATTTAGCAGATATAATCTTTGATGATATGCTTAAGGCTGTAGATAAAAAAAGCGAAATAGCTAAGGCTATTAAATCTGATTTTAACTACACTGATAATGATTTTATATTAAACATGGTTTCTGACCCAGACAAATGGATAAAGAAAAATCCTAAAGTTGCTGATTATCTAAACAACTTAATACAGAACTCCATGTCTAAGTTTAAGAGAGAAACTAGGTCGTTGATAAGTGCTAATGTTGAAAGTGGTTCAAGCTTACAATACCTAAGAGCATATCAAAGAGTTGGAAGAGGGTTATCAGAAGAATTATTTAACACATTTGGAAACTTAGAAAAACCAAAGAAGTTTAAGATACCAGAAGAACTTTTAGAAAAGAATTTAAAAACACTATTAAGTAGGTATGCAACTAAAGCCGCAGATAGAACTGCTTTTGTTAAAAACTTTGGAGTTAAAGGTGAAAAGTTTAGAGCCTTAGTTAATAAAGCAGAGCCAGAAGATGACCGAATAATGAGAACCTTACATCACCATGTTAAAGGAGATATAGAATACCATAGCTCTTATAACTATAGCCCAAGAACTAAAGAAGTATGGCAAAAAGTTATGGAGTGGGAAACGGCATCAAAGATAGGATTGGGTTGGGCTCCTTTGCTAAATGTAACACAGCCTATGATATCATCAGCTTTAGAGGCTGGTTATCTTCCATTTTTTAAGGGCTTAATCTCATTAAGTAATAAGAAAACAAGAGAGCTTATAGAGAGGTCTGGTGTAACTAACTACTCAATGTTTGCAGAAATGATGGGTCATAGTAAAGGCACTCGTTTATCTAGTAAGGTTGCAGAAGCTTTAGGTAAGTATAGTGGGTTTACAGGTATAAATAAACTTAATCAAATTACAGCCGCATCTACAGCAAAAGTACTAGTAGATGATATGTTTAAAATAGTAAAAGGTAGGGGAATTAGGGGTAAGATTAAAGCTAGTAGAGGTTGGGCTTCTAATAAATTAGAAAAACTTGGAATAGACCCTAATAAATCTAGGCTAACTGATAAGGATTATATTACTGCTATGTCTAAGTTTGCTAGAAAAACTCAGCTACAAAAAGATATATTAGAAGACCCATTATTATTTAATGACCCAAGAGCAAGGATGTTTACACAGTTTAAAAGATTTGGTTTAAGACAAACTAACTATTTAAAAGATTTATTTATAAGTGATTTAAGCAGAGGTAATTTTATGCCTATTCTAAGGCTAGGTATGGCAGGGTTTGCAGGTGGTACTATTACATTAAAATCTAAAGCTTGGTTAAAAGAACAGATTTCTGGGGAAAGAGTATTTAATCCAGATGAGAAGATACCAGAAGATTTAATGGATGTGGTAGAAAATTTATCTGCTGTAGGTGCTTTTGGTTTTATGGGGGATGTAATATCTGCAAGTATGGAAGAAGGTAGAACTTACTCAAACGCAATAAAATTCTTAGCGTATCCACCCTTTGTGTCTGACTTAAACAACCTAATGTTTAAGTTTATACCTGCACTAGAAAGAGACTTTTCAACATATCAAGCTGATGCATTTGCTAGGATGCCAACTAGATTACTTAGGTTAACAGGTTCTTCTTTTCTTCGTGAAGGCTCAAAACAAATAGAAACCAAGGGATATAAGCTCGATAGAATAAAAGGAACTAAAGCCTTAAGAGTTAAGAAAGTTTTAAATATGCTAGAAAAAGCAAAAGAGCCAAAAGATTATGATAAAGCATATGAAGAAGTTAGTGCTTGGAATAAATCATTTCCTCAGTTTCCTATACTAATGTCAGATATAAGTATGAAAAAGATAATGCAAAGAAAAATGCGTAGATACAAGAAAAGGGTTTTAGGATAATGCCTAATAGTATTAATGAATACTTCCAACCTTCATCTACTAATGTTCATAGCAACATAGATGAATTAATAGTACAATCTAAACTAGATGAGTTTGCTCAAACTGGTGTTATGTATAAGCAACCAGAAAGTCCTAGAAGTGTTGCGGATGCTCTTGCTATGGATTTCGCAGAGGGTTTGTTACCTATAGGTGCTGGTGTAAAGCTATTTAGAGGCGTTCCCAAGTGGGTTAAAGGGCAAATGGTTAAAGGAGGTAGTTATAAATCTCCGCCTAATTTACAATTAGAAAGAATGAAGAAACAAATGGATGATTATTTAGTCAATCGAACAGGTGGTGCTCCTTTTGTAGACCCCGAAGGGCTTTATGGGGAATATCTCCCTTCAATCATAAAAGGACTTGGCACTTGGGCTAGTAAATCTAAAAAAGAAGCTTTGAGCTATGCTAACTTGGGAAAAAAGGGTGAAAGGATGCTTTTAGAGTTTGATGTGCCTAATAAAGTATTTAAAGAAAATATAAAATCAGCAAATCCATTTAGAAGAGAAACTTGGTTTGAGGGCGGTATACCTAAAGAGTATTTAAAGAAAGTACATAAGGGGTTTCAAGAAGGTGGAGTCGTTCAACCTTCTTCTACCGATGTTCATAGTAATATAGATGAGTTAATACTACAAGAGGAACTAGATAAACTAGCACAAACTGGTAGTATGCGTGCAGATACTAGACCTCAGTACATAGGTGGAGTAGACCCTTTTGTAGAGAACATAGCTCTGTCTCCATTACTTCAATTAAAAAGACTTAAAACTATAGGTAAAGAACTTATAGAAAAAACTGGTTTGCGTAATCCAGTATATCACTTTACAAAAGGTGAGTCAGTTAAGGATATACTAGAGTCTGGTGCAATTAAAGGAGCAGAGGAGGCATTTCCGGGTAAGCCATTTAAAAAAAGAAAATGGGAGGTGAGGGATGTATCGGATTATTTAGAAAAATGGAATACACTCAAAGGGTTGAAATCACCAAAATCTCCTGCTGTTTCTATTACTAGAGACCCTATGTTTTTAGAAAGACCTCATAAACATGTAGGCACTGATGTAAGATTTGTAATGGATAGGGATGAGCTTGTAAAAAAGGGTTTTAAAATTCAACCTTTTGCAGAAACTGGATTTAGAAAAGCACAACAAATGTATAGAGGTGGAGGAAAAACTTTTAGTGATGCTCTAAAGGAAAACTATATTGATGAGGCAACTGATGCTCTAAATAGAAAACTTTATAAAAAATTTCTTGAACCCAACCCAAGATTTGAGTTCGAAGAAAGAGTTAGAGGGTATATACCTACTGAAAATATTAAGCTAATAGATTTAATTCAATTACCTATGAGTATGTCTAATAAATCTGAAGACTTATTTAAAATATTGGATGCACTTAATAAGTCTAAAATACCAATTATAAAGAGTCCATTAGTAAGAGAAAGACTTGGAGAGATAAAAAGTAATGTGCTTAATGAAAGAGATTATAATAATATAATAAAATTACTCTCAACACCTACATATCCTAATAGTCCTATTTAAAAAGGCTTAGGTGTACCACTTACATTCTCTCCTCTACCTCGTGCTAACTCTACTGCCTCAGATTCTGTATTAGTAACTAAACAACTATTGCCATGATAGCCAACCTCACAAGAGTTGGTACTGCCATATCTATTCTTAGCAACTATAAGCTCCAAGAAACAATCACTGTTACCATCATCTCCATACCTAGATACCCAAGGATAATGTGAAAATACAACTATCTCTGCATCCTGTTCTAAGTTACCAGATTCAGCTAAGTCAGATAGCCTAGGTATTCTATCATTTCTATGCTCCATATTCCTATTCATTTGTGATACTAATATAACAGACATATTCTCAGCTTTAGCTAACCATTTATAGCTACGACTAACATCGCCTATCTTTAATCTCAAGTCTCTCCTATCATGAGTAGGGTGTTCTATTAATCCTATGTGGTCATCAATAACTACATCTGGATTTATAGCTTTTATCTCACGGAATGTTCCTTCTATATCTCTAACATCATCAAACATAAAAAGCTTATCGCTGTATGTCTCTGATATAGTGGCAGATATATCACTTAATTCTACTTGGTCTATGCCTATGTTATTTCTTAAGTTCCTATACTGCAAGGACTTAGACTCCATAGCTATAAACTTCTTCATCATTTCAGTGTTAGGCATTTCCCTATTAAACATGACTACCTTTAGTCCTCTATGAACTAAGTTCCTAGCTATGTTTGCGGCTACAGTAGTCTTAGCATTGCCGGGTCTCCCTGCTATAATAGTAACCTCACCCCTAGTCATGCCAGTTATAACCCTATCAAGTGTTCCTATACCAGTTTGTATCTGAGTAGTAGAGTTAAGTATCGAATCTTTAGTCTCGTCTAGTAAAGAATCTATATCGAATGTTCTATTTGGTTGTAGCTTTATTATATTTCCAATAGTTGTATGTGCTTCTTCTAATAGGTTGTCTGTCTGAACTGACCTATCCTTTATACCTTTAGATATATCACTTATCTGTACATACAATATCCTTCTTAGGTAGTAGGCATGTAGTTTCTTAGCATAAACAACTGCATTAGAAGGAGAAGTAACTGAGTCAAGAAACCCTGTTATCTCATACTTTGCACTATATCCATCTACATTGTTGCCAACCTCTTCACATATTGTTATAAGGTCTACATTCTCTCCATTCTTATTTAACTTGTCTATTGCATTCCAAACTTTCTTATTGAAAGATGAATAGAAGAAGTCTTCTTCTGGTATGTACTGCTTAACTGAATCTATATAATTACTATCAGTTATTAAGCAGCCTAATAAAGCCTGTTCTAATTCAATGCTCTTCATTTGTCTCCCTTAATTTAGGTGGTATTCTATCCAAAGACCTTCTCTCATATTCTTCTCTAAGTTTAAATCTCTTACTCTCGTTTTTAATTATCCCAGCAAGATACTTTAAGTTGAATCCTTGTTCAATACCACCTTTCTTTTTGAATCTATAAATAGATTCCATTACTATGTTATCATTTATTCTCTCTATTTCTGACAAGAAACCTGCCACATCTACATCATGTATAGCCCAGTGCTTAGATAAGGATGAAATTACCCCATCTATTAACTTTAATACCCTTGGAGACCTAGCTAGTCTCAAAGATTTAAGTCTAATAGATACATCTTTCTTAAGTATCTTACCAGAACACAGTGGGCATTTAGCCACAGAGACCGCACTCCTTAATGTCAAGCGGTATTATGTTGAACATGTCTTGCCTAAGTATAGTGTTGCCTAGGTTATTACCTGCAGAATCTAAAGTTCTAGTCTGATATGCAGACCTACACTTTCCACATCTATAAACTTTCGAGCCTACAGAAGGTGGTAACTTATCTCTTTTTGTACCAACTGCAGGAACGCAACCATAGTCTATCCAATCATCCCCTAGAAAGTATTGTATATCTAAAAATCTTACCTTCTCTAAGGTTTTATAGTGGACTCTAGATTCTTTAATTTTTTCATAATAGTCAACAAATCCGTCATCAATATTATACCGTATGCTTGACCTCTTGATTCCTTTACGCACTGAAGGTGTAATCCCTCTATTTGTTCCGATGGCTTCAACCATTCTGCTATCCTTTTCCGTACCTTACATTGTACGGTGTATTCTTCTATTGTTAAATCAACTTCTGCATCTAGACCTAAAGACCTTCCATCTGAACCCCATGCTCTCGTAGAATCTAGACCATATTCTTTTGCTAGGTTTACTATTTCTCGCTCAAACCTATTTCCTCTTGCTTTGTTTTTTGATGGCACTTTTTCTAGTCCTTTTTCTTTTCTTTTTGAACGGGCTCTCTAGGAACTTCTGAATACCCTTCTCTATTTTCTTGAATAAATCCATTTATTTTTTCCTCCATGAATTTAGTATATGTTTCTGTTTCACCCTTCATATCTAAGTAGTTATAAAGGAAGTCACCTAAAACATCTATTGCTTTCTTATTAGCTAGAACCAATCTAGATAATGTGTTGATATCTTTAGATATAGTTCTCTTTGTTATTTTATTATTATTTTTTTTCATATTTAATTATATAAGTGGAGAGTAAAATTCCTATTGAATATAGGTAGCCAACCATTTTAACTCAATTAATTTTTTGTTATCAATATTAATCTGAAAAACAACTGTAATCTATAAACCCATTCGCTTATGTGTTCTGCTTATGGGATTAAGTTTATTAATTATTATTGTAACTATTACTCCCCACTTATAATCTTTATTTAACCGTCTATCTTTTTTTCTATTCTATGTAGTCTCCATATATGACTAATCTGAAGACATAACATCATTAGCATAGTAAATTCCCAATAGGGAAAGTATTCTGAACTAAATAATGCTTCCCAATAGTATCTCATTTCTTACTCCTCTTCTTTGTTTTTTTTATCTAATTTCCTACTGCACCTGTCACAGATACCAGACTTATTCATAGTTGGTGAGTCACATCCGTGACACATAAATGGAGTAGGCATAATATTAATCCTTTTATTATTAATTCTTTGGGCGTTTTAGAGACAACGAAACAACAAAACAAAACTCAAGGTACGCCCTAACCATAGGAAACAAATTCTAATATATATATTAAGTATGGGGTTAGAATAACTAACCCCACACTTACGATTACTTACTACTTACTTAAAGAATATATAGCATACCCTTTAGTATTGTCAGTTAATATCTTCATACCGAAATTATTTCTCAGTTCAAAGACTACTGCCGCAAGTCTATAGATACCAAATCTACTAACTGCAGTTTTAGCTGTAAGTTTTTTACCTGTAAATAGGTAGTCTCTTACTTTCTCTAGTTGTGTTTTTCTTTTTCTTGCCATTTTAACTCCTTATTGTATGTTATTCTTAATGACTTTATTAGATTATTTTCTTCAGATAAAGATAGTTCATATACTGTTTTACCTTTCTTAACATTAGATGCAGTAGATAGCATTAATTCTATGCCTCTCTCCCATCCAAAAGTATCCGTGAACTTCTCTTGTATCTCATTCCACTTTTTTATTTCCACTAGGTTCTCCCCCGTATTCCGTATTCAATCTACTAGGGTAAAGCTCCTCTTCATCTGTCGTCATACCTTCAGCAATATTTCTTTCTGCTATCTCATTATATTCTTTTTCTAGCTTACCCTTAAGTATCTCAGCTTCCTTATGGTAGGAAGATAGTTCTTTACCATAACTTATTAAAGTACTAAGAGACCTAATGATTATGTTATACTCACTATTCGTTATTTTCATTTAGAATGGCATGTCAGATAAGTCACGCTTACCATTACTCCATGAGTAGACAGAAGTTACTTTAGGAGAAGTGACTTCCTCTCCGTCTCTATTAGTCCATTTCTCATGCTTGATTTTAACTATAGCAGGTGAACCCTCACAGTTAGATGGCGAGAATACAGGTAAAGCATATACTGTCCTTCCATCTATCTCTTTTTCTTCTGGCTTTATACCTAGAGATTCACATACATCTTTGAACTCTCTATTACCACCAGAATTAGGTTGTAGCTTGTCGTCACTAGGATTCTTAAACCTAAAGAAACCCTTAGAGCGTACCACCTTACCTACAAACATAGAACCACTGTGCTCTCCAAACATTTTGTCTGAATTATCAGTAGCTAGTTTGAAGTTTAGGTTGTATATATCTGCTAGGTGTTTACCTCGTATAACAACATCTTCCTTCATTGTGAAGTCTTTCACATGTGCATAATAATCTCCTTCTGGAATTATTACACTAGGTTTATCTTCAGATGGGTCATAATAGGATTCGCCACCCATTACATCATCAAGTGTTGAATTAATATCACTCATTTTCTTTTTCCTTTATTTGTTCTATTCTTGCTATTACTCTATTCATATCGCTCTTGTCAATTTCTTTATTTTCTATTGAGAGCAATATCTTTTTTGTCCATTCCTCGCTTAAGCCTTCTGTTTGTTCATATAGAAATTCTATATCTTCTTGACTTAATGAGTTATCTTCTACTCTGTTTCTATATACATCATCAGCTATGTTCAAGTACATGTTAAAAGCCTTCTTTATACAATCTGTATTAGCTGACTTTATATCATTACCTACATCTACGAACTCATCACTTCCTCTCCTCTTCTGTATTCTATGAGCCGCTGTCATATCTCCCTCTCTCCATATACCACCTTCAAACCATCTCAATCTACCGTGTACCATAAACGCCTCACTACCTAGAGTCTCTGTCTTTATTATAGTCCAAGACCATCCCGGATAGTACTTATCTGCCATCTTCTTCATATACCCAACCTCTACATAGTCAAGTCCAAACTTTTTCTTGACCTGAGATTTAGGAGTATCTTCCATAGATACTTTCTCATGAAGATTTCGTATAGTATCAAACACATCACTAGTGACTAATGAACTATCACTAGTTGTTTCTACTGATGTAATCTCATCACTCATTTACACCTCTCTTTCTATTTAAGCCTCAGCCTTGTCGTCATTAATCAATAGTGAGCCTAATGCATCACTAGCATTAGCCATCTCTTCAGCTTTAGCTATGTTCTTCTTAAATTTAGGTAGTTCTTTTTCTTGGTTAGCAACTACAAACATTAGATTCATCAACGCTAGTTCTAGCTGACTTAACCTAAAGTGAAGCTCTTCTACCTTACCATTTAGTTTCTTATAATTTTCCCATGTTTCCACGCCTGTACCTCACTTTTACTACATCAGTTTCCCTACCACTTAGTCTATTGATATTGCCAGAGCGTAGACTAGCCTCTTTGTAATCGTCAAATACTCTATGTGGGTAGTTTTTATTTATTACATTTGTGAAAGCACCACCTCGTATTAACCACCAAGTAGTACCATCTTTTTCTTCTTTTATTGTCCATCTATCTTTCATCTGTTTCCTCTCTTTGTTTATTATAAGGGCATATATCTCTAACATCACAATGAGATTTGCACTTAGTACCACCCCACTTTTCTTCATCTGTGCATTCCTCTGGTAGTTCACCACTCTCTAATGCCCTAAGTAAATCATCTCTCTTACTTCTAAACTTATCTCTTAAATGCTCATCATTTATAAATGGAACATCTATCATATATATTTTTTTATCTAATCCCCTCTCTCTAGCAATTTGCAAACCACCATCACGAACTGTAGCCTGTACATACATCTTTTCTACAGGGTATCCATAGCTCTCTAGTAAGAATCTATAAAAGTTTACCTGCCATGACCAATCTTCTAGGTCTGCAGTATCTTTATCTATGTAGAATTCTTTTACTCTTCTTGGTGTACCTTTCTTTCCCCATCTCCCACTTCTCTTGTATACTTCTGTCGGGTGCTTTGAGTACTTGAACTGCATACCTAAACACTTAGCTACTTTATAAGAACCAGAAAACTTGTAGTCTACAAGTGTCTTTGTCTCTTTATCGTATAAGTCTATTGTTCCTGTTACACCTAGACATTCTAGTGTAACCTCTGATACTAGTCTTTCTTTTATGAAGGCTGATTCTTCTAGTTTTAAGTGATGTAGAGTACCTGCTAAAGAGAAAGCATTGTCCTCTGGATAGATATAGTAGTCATCTACTCTCTTTAAGTATGATTCACATGTACCACTAATTAACTCTGTTGTTGAAGGTTTTCTATCGGGGTCTCTATCTGATGACAAAAGTAGAAGAGTGGGTAACGAAACACCCATTCTTTCTACATCAACCATCCCTCTACTCACATTTTCTAGAGATACAACCTCACCATCTGGATATTTAAATCCTTTCAACGGCATGATTTCACCTCATTTTCTCTATTTGAATTTATTAACTTAATCATAATTGATGCAAGTATTATTTTAAATTTATTAATTAAATTCATCAATTTCATCAATCTCATCATCTATAAAGCTATAGTCTATAAATCTCTCTATGTATATACCTCTATATTCTAGCTCTGAAAATTCATTTTCTACATACTCTAGAAAATCTTCTTCTCCTTTGTAGATATGTTCATTATCTTCTGGAACATATACTGCTAGTTCTACTACTACTGTTTTAAATTTTCCTGCCATTTTATCTATCTCCTTTAAACTTTGCTATTCTTTTATTAATA